ATTTTGGATCGTCGGAGCCGATGGAATGCCGTCGGCTTCAAATCTGTTTTTGTGTCGTGCTGGTTCAAAAGTTCCTTGAGCCTTCAACATCGCGGTTGGTTTTGGTTTTCTACCTTTTCCCATTTTTAAAAAATTGTTAATTGCGATTGATGAACGCGCAATCTTTCTTTTGCGTTATCAAAATATTCTTTATCTATTTCAAAACCAGTCAAATCAAAGCCGCGATTGTGGCAAGCGACGGCAATGGATCCCGAACCCAAATGTGTGTCCAATATCTTATCCCCCTCTTTAGCGTAGTTGTCTAATAACCATTCGTAAAGGCGAACCGGTTTTTGTGTTGGGTGTATTCTTGTTTCTTTGTTTTTCATATCGTGCTGGATCATTCCGTGCCAAGCTATGGAAACAAAGTCAACTTTTTTTAACCAGCTTAACCACGCCAATTCGCCTTGTGAATAAGTGGGCATTGTTACGCTCTTGTGCCAATAAAGCATTCCCCCTTTTAAGTCGAAAAAATTAGCCCCCCAAACTATTTGCCGGCTGCTTACTCTTTTAAGTTCGGTGAAAAAATCTTCATTAGGTGTGGTGTTGTCCCATTTTTGATTCCCGTAGTTTTTGCTTTTAGACGCTGATTTTTTAGACTGTTTTTTATCTGTACTATTTTTTTCGTCTGCCCCAATCCCATACGGCGGATCTACAATCGCCAAATCAAATTGGTTATCTTTCATTTGACGCATTGCAATCAAACAATCTTCATTTTTTAAATCAATCATTTTTTATCATTTCAAAACGTTTATTGCCCATATTTTAACTTTAACCCCCTCAAAATTGCGTTTGCACGTCTCTTTGGGGAACGGTGATGATATAATTTACCATTAAATAGACTCAATAGGCCCCTCCCTTGGTAAGATATGGGCACAAATCATTGTTATTACCTTGATTCTCTGCCCGACTTCACGTTGTGACACCTATGACACATCGTTTGCAAGTTGTCCCATTCAAGCGGATCACCTCCGTCTTTGATTGATATGATATGGTCAATGACTTGTCCAACACCTTCGCATTCCACACATAGCGGATGCCGCTTGATAAACATGTTCCGCAAGGAACGCCACGAACTTGTTTGGTAGAACTTATTGCGCTCAACTCTTGCACGTGATGACTTGTGCGAACCTTGCAGCCAAGGCCGTTGTTTTCTTTTGGGTACATTAGGCATATTATTTCAATTTATCTTTCTGTTCTTGCTGATAATACTTCTTAACCTCGCGATTCTTTTGGTCACGCTCGACTTGTGTCTTCGATGATTCCCACCATCCGAAGTGTATATACATGTGGTTCATCATCGTCACTCTGTTCAATACATAGTTAGATGATTCTAATGGGACGCGCAATCCTTTGCTTGAATTGTATGCGCGGTCGCATTGCTTGCATTGTGAACGGCGACCATTACGCCCATTGATTAGCTTTGAATATGAATCAAGGGATTGCATTGTCTTGCACTTGGTGCATTCTCTATTGGTTTCATTCATAGCGTTTTTCGATTGCCGTGCGGCGATATTTCTTAATCATTATCACTTGGCCTTCTTGATTAGATACAAACCTAATGGCGTGACCAATCAATGCGGTGTCGTTCACTTCTTTAATAACCGGGACCATCTCTTGTTTTCTTACCGGCTTCGATTCACCAACGTTCATGTCGACAATCAATTGGGCAATTTGGTTGCGCACCTTCAAGTCAATGATCATAAGATATGAAAATTATCAACGTTAATGAACGCATTGTTGCGAATAACCTTTCCGCCTTCAATACTTCTTTGCGTTGTTGTAGGCTTTACCTCGATGCCGATATCGTTTAGACCGTACTGGTCACCAATCTCAATGGCGATGATTGTGCCGTCCTTAATCAAACACACGATCAATATAAAAGGAACGCACATCATTCGCGCCATTTCCATTCCGTTCACGATCTTATCGTTGCTGATCAAGTAGGTGCCGAATCTTTCCATTGACGACAATGATTCGTTTCTTGACTTAAACTCCACGACGTGCGTGATCTCGTTGTCCATTACCGCAACACCGTCAACCAATGCGAAGTGTGGTGTGGTGAATATCTTCCAGCCGTACCGCTTCAATAGGTAATCGAATGCCGTTTCTTCGTGTTCCCTCGCTTCGTCGTGTGTCATATTCCGTTCACGTTTATTAGTTTAGATTTTCCTACATTTTCCCATTCAAACATTCGGTTTGATTCCATTTCATTCAACACCTTTTCTGCTGCCTTCTTTGATACATCCTCAGTGTCACGAATGAACGACGTGGCCAACATCCTTGTTTTTCCATCTAAGTGGGGTAATAAAGATTTATAATCTTGTGGCACAAACACTCGTTCCGCTATGGATTCCGCATCCGCTTTCAAAGATAGTTCAATGGTGTCGTGTCCCGTGATCATCATTTCCATTGATGGGAATTCAATGTTTCTTGTGTACTCCGGTACAATGTCCGATGCCGATGGCGTATATTCTGATTTCGCCAGCGATATGGTTGTTTCCGCTTTTTGAACGAGATACGATCCAAGATGTCCCTTTGCATTTCTATCGTTCTTGTTCTCATGTAACACCACGGAGATATGGCATTGGTTGTGATCGGTCCACTCCAATAGCTTAGACGCCAGCGCCGTGGCTTCGGCTTCATCATTAACACCGGCCGAAGCAAGGTCAACCACTCCATCAATAACTACCAAACCGATGTTGGTGTTTATCTTCATGATGTAGTCGGTCAACCTCAATCGTTCTTTGTTTGACATTAGACCACGAAATTTGTAGTGTTTAAAGTTCTTATAGTTAATACGTGGATCCAGTCCGGCCATTGATTGAATGCGTTTCTTTGCCTTTGCTGCGTGGAAATCGCCTTGTTCCGTATCAATGTAAATGTTTGTTTTGTCAGCGATATGGCCACGGATATGACCACAAACGTCGTTTTTCGATATTGCCGCCGCCATCAATGCACTAAGGAAATAAGACTTTCGCGACTTCGCTTTCCCTTGTATCAATGAAAAGTTGCCCATTGAACCGAATATGAATTCATCAGATCCGAAATGCAAGGTGATGGCCTTATCGGGTTCGTCTATCTCAATGGTTGAATCCACTTCAAGTGAATGCAACAACGCCGCCATTTTATCAATTTCATCAACCGTGGCGGCTTCGTAATCAAACAACGCGTCGTCGGAAATTGCTTGTGTTTCGGGTTCTTGTCCAAATCCATCGGCGCGCAGTTCTTTGATTGCTGCTTGGAAATCGCCGTTGTGTTTTATGACAACATAACATTGAAAGGAATCGTGTGGTTGTTCCGCTTCAAACTCAGTTGATGTGGTGAATGGGTAAAATAATGCCGAATCTTTAAAGATGACGCCGGACGTTTCTGAAGATGTTTGACCGGGGCGCAGTACATACACCATTCTATCGCTTTCACGCACTATCGACCACCCAGCGGACATAAGGACATCTAAAGCGGTGAAGGTCGCTCTAAACTCTCCCCACGGCGTTGATTGGTCAACATCGTTGCCAAGCACCGAATCGGTGGGTTGGTTGATGATTGGTGTCGGTTTGGTTGGTGTTGCATCCATCATTTTGGCACATGACCAAATCACACGGCGTTCGTCGGGGCTGATTTCAACGACGTTGGTGATTTTTCCAAGGATCTTGTATCCCTTCGTTGGCCACACTACTATTTGACCACCACGGCCACGCGTTTCAAACGTGACGCCCTTGGTGTTTTTCGCTAACTTTTCATTTCCAGCAATCTCGGCGCACTTAAATATCCAATGGTACCCACCCGAAATCGTTTGTTGAATGATCATTTTGTCCATCAAATACGGATCGTTGGAATCTACTAATGAAACAAAATCATTGTATTCATCCGCTTCGAAATGCTTGGCATCAATATCAAGGCATTGAATGCCATCGTATCCCATGACTAAGCCAATACCATTAGTGTCACGAAATAAATCAAAGTCGGTGATTGGTTCGTCGGCGTGCTTTTGCCAGCCTTTTAATGCCGGGACCTTTGAATCTCGGCGCAGCGGAATCGGCGAAAAGCCGTGATCCGCATATTTTTTAGCAATTTTTTGAATGTCCATCTCTCTCTCTCTTTGTGTTCGGTTATCTTATCAAATCCCAATTATCACAGTTGCGTGGGTATTTCAGTGGTGACAGCGTGACGGATTGTCTGTTTGCTAACTCTTCAGCGGTAAAAATAAACCACCGGCGATTAATAACATCATAACAAATGATGTAGTCGCATCCGGAATACTTATCGAAGTCTTTAACAACGCGCGGAAAATTACCACACGTTTTTGTTGCCGTTGACTTCACTTGTATCGTTCGGAATTCCTTTTCACGGAATATGATTAAATCAAATTCACACGCCGTGATGAAGGGAAAGGCAGTGTGCCAATCTCGCTTTATTAACTCGGCGGCGGCGTACAATTCCGCCATCGATCCGTTGCGTAGTGTTTCGTGAATCATAGGGAATTAATCTTTTCCAAGTAATCATCGTAAGATTTAGCAATGAAATATACGCCGCCAACTGATTTGATTTCCAATTCAACTTCCTTTTGCTCCGCTGACTGTCTATCTTTCCCAATCTTTACTTCAATGCCAATGAAACGCCCGTTGATTATTCCAATGATGTCGGGTATTCCCTTGCGTTGCACGCCTTTTCTAAACACTTTTCGTTTCTGATCGTACACCGCGCCATTGTTGATTCGGTATGCAGACCCTTCACGGACGTGGAACATATCGAAAATGATGGTTTTCGTTAGATCGTTTGCCGTTAAATCCTTGAAGTTCTTTCGCACTAAAACGTGGGGCGGAATGTCGGGATGCTTTTCGGCGTTCAATTGGTCCGCTAACTTTGCCAATTCCTTTAAGTTCTTTGGAATCCAACTCATTTGTTTTCGTTCTTTAGTTGAACCGAACGTTCTATGACGCCGATTATTTCAGTTTTGTCAATAGCGTCGAAGTAGGTTTTCACCATTTTCCAGCATTGTGCGTCAAATTCAAGCGAGGATTTTTTCTTCATATTTCTTTAGTTTGTCCCAAAATTTTAGATATTCCATTTTACGCATTTCTAAATCCATTTCAATTTGCGGGTCTGTTCTATGAATCCGAAATTTAAAGAAATTTTTTGAGATACGCGGGTCAAAGGAAACAAAATCCATCCATTGCAACGTGTCAATCACGATGAAATAGTGCATCACTTGGTGTTTGTATTGCG